GGCTCTGTACCTGTACCTGTACCTGTACCTGTACCTGTATCTGAACCTTTACCTCAACCTGAACCTAATCAGCCTACGGATAGCCTCGAGCCACGCTCGAAGCGTGCTCGCAGGCAAGTCGTCGGGATCAATTGGGATATTGACAGTGGGTGGCAGAATGTCACCGACTCACACCTGACCAGGTGGAGAGATGCATTCCCAGCCGTCGACATTGATCATCAACTCAAGAAGATGAACTCCTGGCTGATTGACAATCCAAAGAAGGCGCACAAATCAAACTGGAGCGCATTCATGAACAGGTGGCTATCTCGTGAACAAGATCGAGGTGGTAGCCTGCCAAGCAACAAAGTTCAGAAACCCGAATTCAACAATTTTTAAGGAGACTCAATGGAAGATCACACATGGGACGCAAATTATTGGAAGATCAAAAGTTACTGGCCGAATATATTATTTACGGACACACTTCGAGATTTTTACTTCAAACATTTGATGCTACGAAATCAATGGCATTTGTCCGAGGCTATTGACATTGTAAAAATTAAGTATGTGACTTTTGGTTCTAATCCACCTGAAATGAAATACTTTCTTGAGGAGTACGACAAGGTTGCAAAAGATCGTCAGTTGAATGTCGGTGCTTACACAACTCCTTCAAACAAGTACTGGGTTGATTTCGAAAAGCCGTCACCACACACAGGCGTGATGTCTCGATACAGCACCGATGCGCCGGACTTCAAGACTGCAAGTGAGATCGCACTAAAAACCAACGGACGAGTGCGCAACCAGCGAACCATTGACAATGAGAATTTCATTACTGACTTGAACAACACGCCAAGGGAAAAGGTTACTGAAGCAGTCAAGGGACTTCGTGATGATGGATACATATCGAAAGAGGAACTGCCGTCAGACTTTGCGCTTTGGAAACTTACGACTCAAGGAAAAGTTATGGCTCGAATTCAAAACCCCAAACAGAAAGCACTCGCATGATCACAGAAATGCAGAAACAACTTAACACCATCACCGTCGGCAGCATCCTCGCAGCGGACCAACTCCGTGAACTCCACGGCGCAGCGAAGGCTGCGCAGGCTCGGCTGCGTGAACTTATCCAACTGATCGAACTCTCGGCGATCGAACACATCGAGACGACTGGACATGACATCGAACTTGTCGACGGAAAGAGGTGGTACATCGGGACGGAGAAGAAGATCAAGGCGATCGATGACACGATGATCTTGCAGGCAGTGCTCGAGTCCAGCGGTGGCGATGTGATGAAACTCACCACAGGCGAGTTCGGCGTGCTCTGCTCCAACCCTTGGAAAAACGGCGCAGTCAAGCAGTTGATCGGGCAGTCAAAGTTTGACGAATTGTTCCTGACATCGACCGTGCAGTCGCTCGAGACCGGCAAGGCTGCCAAGGTGCTAAAGGTCGCTGATCCTGCGTTCTTGAAGGGTGGCACGCAATGAACGCCGATGAAACAAAAGAGTTTATTGCTATGTGGCACGATGATCTTGATCGACTCGATTCGCTTAGTCTTACTGCGTGGTTGCGAGCCTATACAAACATAGATCGTCTTGAAGACGGATCTGATGCAATGCGATTGCAGGCAAGAGTCGATGCAAAATTACAAACTGCAGCAGATACGATTGACCAACTGGCCAAGGAACGAGACGAGGCACGGCGTGAGCGTGATGAAACACGCCGTGAGTTTTGCGAAGTGTGTGCGCCCGAGTGGGGATTGCCGAGTCCAAAATGGTTGGCTGAAGACAAAGGTTGGGACTGCTACAAGGAGACACCATGAGCGAATTGAATTTGCGTGATTGGTGCAACATCGGCGTAATTATTTGCGGTCTGGTCAGCATTGCATATTCCTTACGCACAATGCGTGAATTGAAGAAAATAGAGAGGAAACTATGAACGCCGACGAACTCGCACAGTCGATCAGGTCCAAGCACGAAAAACTCGAGACCGACTGCAAGCAGACCGTGCTCGCAGTCGAGTTGCTTGCTTTGCAGGTGAAGGTGGCTGCGCTCACCGCACGAGTTGCACAACTTGAACGAGACGATCTCGAACGCACACAAACGCAGGAGCACAAGTGAGCAAGCAGTTTGATGCCGTGCAGTATGCAGAGGACGATCCTGCCAAGCACACGGTCATCGCATGGCTTCGATCAAATCGCATTGATGCGTGCGTCAATCCTGATCAGTTCGGAATCGACATACTTGCAAGCAGGAACAGCAACAAGTTCGAGATCGAGGTTGAGGTCAAGCACAACTGGAAAGGCAAACACTATCCATTCGACACGGTTCACATCTCAAGCCGAAAGGAAAAGTTTGCGCATGAAAAGTCAGGCGTGTTCGTTTGGTTCTGCCTTGTCAATCACGAGCGCACGCACGCAGTCTTTGTGCCTGGTGTCGAATTCTTGGCTGCGCCGATCGTTGTCAAGAACACGACCTGCACCAAGGGCGAAAGTTTCCGAGAGATAAAAACAGGAACGGTTTACAGAATTACGCAGGATGCGAAACATGAGCGAATCCAACCGAGATAAAACACTCACACCATACGACCAGGTGGCCCGCATGTACTCTTTGCGCAACCCGCACGATCCGATCTCACCCGAGCGTGCGCAGGCAATAGGCGTTGGTGCAATTATGAAACTCAAGGCAAAAATGAAAAGCGAGGCAGAATGCAAGAGGATCACACAACTTCGTCGGGCATCGACCTGATGACATGGCTCAACTTCGAGGCTGCCATCACTCGCAATCCACGAGTGGCGCAGTCGCTGCGTGATTCTGCAGCCGAGATCGGACACCTGCGCACGCAACTCAAGGCCGCAGGCATCAACAACTACAACGAACTGACCAGTGCGCTTCGTGACATGACACGGACAGCGGAGGTCGTGCTGACCACGCCACACCTGCAGATCGAACAGCGAGAGAACGCACGAGCAGACATGGCGGAGTCGGTCCGGTACTGCAAGAAACTTATGCAGTCATAGGATCATTCATGCGCATAAAGATCGCCAATCGGACATGGTCGCTCGACTTCGTCAAGGCATCCGAGATGCAGTCCAGGGCGAATTGGGGCGAGTGCGATCTGCCGACCGCACGCAAGCCCATGATGACGGTGAGACGATCGCTCGCACCCAAGGCGATGCTCAATGTCACGGTGCATGAGATGCTGCATGCTTGCCGTCCTGAGTTGAGCGAGGAAGCGGTGAAGGACACGGCGGACATCATCGCAACTGCGCTGTACAAACTCGGCGCACGGATCACGCCGCCGACCGTGTAAAGTGGCTGCGCATACGATTTGATGATGGGGTCAGGGGTATGATGCAACTTGTAAGAAATACTTACAAGTTCTTCCTACAAACTCTCCGTCACCACGACAACCGTCCTCGCTCGTTCGCCTCACGGCGTAGTCTGAACAACTTGAGCATGGGCGGTTGTTTTATGTGTGCTATGCTGACCTCATGCGCAATGTCTCACCTTCTATGTCTTTCGACCCACCTGCAAAGTCTCGGCATTGCGCAACATTTCTTGGACTTGCAGGCGGGTCGATCGACATCGAAAGAGTGCACTCGTGAAAAAAATTACAGTTGATCCGGAATTTAAGTCGAACATCCCACCGCTATCTGATGAGGAGTTTGCGCAGTTAGAAAAAAACATCCTTGCCGACGGCTGCCGTGATCCGCTTGTGTTGTGGGGACAGTTGCTCGTTGACGGACACAACCGCTATGTCATCTGCACGAAGCACGGGCTGCCGTTCGACACAGTGCAGAAAGAGTTTGCAAGCCGGGACGAAGCACTAGACTGGACCGATGCGAACCAACTCGGTCGGCGCAACCTGACACCTGACCAGCGCAGCATCTTGCGTGGACGGCGATACAACAGGACGAAGAAACAAGGAGCGAGAACGGATCTACTTAGTGCAGAAGTTGCACTAAGTAAAGTCAAGACCGCCAAAGCACTCGCTGATCAACACGGCGTATCCGAGCGCACCATCAAGAGCGACGGCAAGCGAGCAGAGGCCATAGACAAACTTAAACTGACCGCTCCCGCGCAAGCGCAAGCCGTGATCGATGGCAAGAAGCGGTTCAACGAAGTACGGCGTGCAATAAAACTTGAGGAAGTTAAGGAAGCAGCAGTCCTGCCCGATGCAAAGTATCGAGTCATCTACGCAGATCCGCCGTGGAAATATGGCGACCAGTTGACCGAGGACTACGGACCAGTCAAGTTTCATTATCCTGCGATGACCATCAAGGAACTTTGCGCTTTGCCCGTGCGTCAACTTTGCGAGACCGATGCAGTGCTGTTCATGTGGGTGACATCGCCGCTGCTATATGAAGCCGCACCGATCATCGAGTCGTGGGGCTTCACATACAAGACCTCGTTCGTATGGGACAAGATCAAGCACAACATGGGACACTACAACAGCGTGAGGCATGAGTTCCTTTTGATCTGCACTCGTGGAAGTTGCACTCCTGATGTAAAGCAACTGTTCGATTCCGTGCAGAGCATCGAGCGAACCAAGCACAGCGCAAAGCCCGAGGAGTTCCGCACGATCATCGACACGCTTTACCCGCACGGAAAGCGGATCGAGTTGTTTGCACGCAAGCCTGCAGAAAATTGGGATGTGTGGGGGAATCAGTCATGATCGAAAGCCAAGACGAATCAAGAGAAAAGTACAGGAACGGTTACTACCAAGACAAACTGCAACAAGGTCTTAAATTTCAGGATGTGGTGACAGAAGCGTTGTATCACCGAGGAATCGTTGTTGTCGGTTACGCCTCGCAACATTTTCAAAATAAGCGTGGGGAAAATATGCTTGGCGCAGAAATAAAAAACGATGAGAGATTCAGGGAGACAGGACATTTGTTTATCGAGGTTGCCGAAAAGTCGAACCCTGACAAACCAAACTACACGCCAAGCGGGATCATGCGTGCCGACAATTCGTGGTTGTTTGTGATCGGAGACGAAGAAACCGTGTGGATATTTTCCACAAAGTATCTTGTGATGCTGAAGGACAGATATCAAAAGGTGCAGACACCGACAAGCATCGGACACCTGATGCCGATAAGGGCAGCCGACAAATATGCGATACGGAAAATAGAACTGGATGACGAGCCCATTCGCACCAGTCAGTAGTCCTTGCGTGGCTGTCGTATTCCGTGCTAGGCTTTATGCATGCCGATGGAAGACAACCCATTAGCGAGGTGGATCATCGAGCGCAAATCGCTCGAGGCTGATCTTGTGCGCCTGCAGATCACGCTTGCACAGTGCGCAGGACACATCACGATCGAGCAGATGGACCGGCTCGGCGTGACCATCGACAAGGCCGTGCAGATCACAGACCGAGCGAGCCTCGAGGCGTTGGCACGACTGGCTCGACATGGCAGCACCTGAGATGCTCAACTTCGTTGCGTTCGGGCTGCCATCTCCAGGCGGAT